CGATACCAGGCCAGGAGCGCAGCCCGGAAGGCTTCGACCGTTGGCTCAGAACTTCGGGCGCTGGATTTCATCCTTAATTCAGCAGAAAGAATAGCCACGAAAAGGCACAAAAAGACACAAAAACACGGACATATGGAAGACCTGTGAGTCTTGCCAGAGGGTTTGGGACAGACCTTAAAAACCCTTAACCGCCCTTACTGGGGCTGATTTCAGAGGGAAAATCGGGCGCCAGGCCTGTTATTTGGCCGGCGGCGCGGTTTGGGACTCGAAAGGGCCGAAGTCCCGGTGTTTGACAGAGGTTTGGGACTCTGTCCAGGCCTCCTTAAGAACGCCTGGAAAACACCATAAACGGGCTTAAATGCCGTCGGCCTGCCCGCCACGGAACCGGCGGTGATACGCTTGCCGGTATAGGTTGGCCCGCTTGATCATATCTGTCGCCTGGGCCTCAAATGAGGCGATGGCATGGTTGATCTCATCCACCGAGCAGGCGGACCAGAGTTTATAGCCAGGAGAGCCAGGGAAGCTAACGACGACGGGAGCAGCGACACTGGCGATTTTCCTGACCTTGCGCTCGCTGACGCCTCCCATCATTGGGGCGATCTCTACGGCGGTCATCCAGCCTTTGTTTTTGTCGGACTTCGCCCCAACCGACAGCACGCAAACAAGGCTCTTTACTTGCTCAGGGGTCACTTCCGGAGCAGGCAATTTGAGGCCTAGTTCTTGCGTTCCGTCGAGCATGTCAGAATGGATCACCTTCGCCATTGTTTGCAGCCGCGGAAGCGACAGCGGGAGCGGCTGTGACGGTCGGGGTAAATGCTGGGCTTGGCTTGCTGTGATACCCAGTGCGCCGCGCATTGCGCGCCCGCATAGTCATGAGACGCTTGCCGATGGCGTCTGGGTCAAGTTGCTCAAACGTCTCTCCTGCGGCCTTCTGTTGGCCCGCAAAGCGGTCTCTGCGCAGCTTTCCGCTGCCTTGGCGACCATACGCCTGGCCCTCGTGCCAATCGGCCTGCCTGGCCTTATTATAGGCCCTGTAATCGGTCATGCAGTCGACCCACGCGGCAGCCTTTTCCAGGGAGTCCGGATGCGCGATGTGGTCGAGATAGACAAACAGGGCCGTAATCTCATTGGGACCAAAAGCAGGACTGCTTGTGGTGACCATCGGACCGCGCACCTCGGACATGCAGAAGAGTACCTGGTCCCGGCGCAGGTCGTCGTCCTTTGAGTCCCAGCTCTTGGCGACGCAAGCCTTGCTCCAGAGTGAGAAATACCGGGTGCGAGTTGCGGGAGTCATGTTGGTAGAGGGTTGATTTTTATTTTTTCGCCGACGCCGCAGGGATAGGCCCTGCGGCGTGAAGGCGCCCTGCTTTCGCAGGGCTAAACAAGCTCCAAGTGATCACAGCAGGCGCGCGCCCCGAAGACGCTGTTGGAATCCCAGGGCGAATCGTACCAAACCACGCAACGAGAGCCGCAGTTCGCGCCGCCGCCCCAACTGCCGCCGGCCAGCGGAGCGCGCATCTTTTCTGCGCTGAGTACGTCGGTTGGATCACTCGCCGGATTGAGCCACACCCAGCGTGTTCCAGTCGCCTGCATTACGCCCCAGCGCGAGGTCCGAGGTGAATCGAGTTGGACGTTTTCCTGGTAGCCGTCCGGCGCCGAGCGCTCGCGCACTCCAACAGCTAGGCGGTGGTATTCGTCAAGCGTCGGCAGGCGCTTTCCTTCACGAGCCAGGAGGGAGACTGCCTTGAAGAGATTCAGGCCGGAAATAATGCGACCATTTCCGTCAGCAAAAAGCCAGATGGATGACCAAAATCTGCCCTCGACCAAGGTCATGCCACGCGGGTCACGACAGAGCGGCCTCCATGCGGAATCCCAAAGCGAGAACGGATTCCACTGCGGCGTGGAGTCTCCTCCGTCGAAGGCCGGAGCGCAACTTCCAGGCGAGTAGAAGGCGCCGCCTACGACCTGGGAGGCGGGAGCATCGCTACCCGCATTGACGAGGGAGAGGTCGCCCTTCTTGGAGAGCGCGATGTCGTAGTTCTTGCCTGGGGTAAGGTCCGCTTCAACGTGGACGGAAGTTCCGGATTTGATTTCGACATAGCCGTCGGCGGTGATGACGAGAGCCTGCGTGCGTGCGCGCAGCTCGGATTTTTCGACCACATGGAAAAGTGGTCCGCGGGATAGTTTCTTGATCATGGGATTTACTGTTTTGCGACGGGCACGACGGCATAGCCGGTGGACTCGTCAAAGATTTGCGGGCAGCGTTCGCGTGCCCAGGGCTCGATAAGTGAACCGGCGACCTGCTTTGCGATGCGCTTGCTACGCGAAATCGCGCGGCGGGCGTCGCGCGGCTTGGTGAAAAAGACAACAGGCTTACCAGGGAGTAGAATTCCTCCGCGGCTAAGCCCGGACACGTTGAGCATCGAGCAAAGCTCGCAGCCCTTCGTGACGATGTATCCGCAGGTTTTCACGGGTTACTTGCGGTTGATCTTCACGCGGAAGATTGAGCGGATGGACGCTCCGGTTACTTCGACCAGGATGACGGTGCCTGCCCAGGTCCAGAAGTTGGAGTGGATGAACTGGAGGATTTCTAGCATGGTATCAGGGTTTTGATTGTTCGAGTTCGACAGGGATGGACTGCGGGAGGGTTGGGCCTTTTGTTGTTGCGCAAGCCGAGAGCATGAACAGCGCGGCAAGCGCGAGGGCGACGAGGCCCTTAGTGCGGTTTGTTTTCACGGTAGGATGATTTGCTGGACGGTGAGGCGCTCGGCCTCGGTGAATGTGAAGAAAGCCCGCTGCTGTGGCTCCCAGGCGCTCCATGAGCCATCCAGGATCCAGAGATTGACCTCGTGCCAGCCCTTGCCGTCGCTGCGCAGGTATTTGCAGGCAGCGACGGCGAGGCTTTCGGCTTCGGATGGCACCTGGTCGTCTGGCATCTGGCGGAACAGGTCTATTGCCTCAAGAGCAGCGCGGAGCGCGAAATGCTCGCACTGGTTTGCCCGCTTTAGCCAGGTGATCTGCCCTCGGGCTATCTCAAACTCCCATAGGTAGGTGGAGAACGGCCCCTCAACCCATTTGCGCGTGACCGCGCAGTAGCGGTCATTCATGAAGATCGGCCCCTGAATGTAACTGCACGGAAACTGAGCCGCCAAGGCGGCGACCAGTTCAGAGGAGGCGTAAACGCGGGCGGTGCTCATGGCGTGTGGAGCTAGTTGGCCGCGGTTACGATCTTTCCGGCTGCCTCTTCGAGCTTCGGTTCGATGAAGAAAGCCTCGTCCTGAACAACGCGGAGGCCGACAGAGCGAAGGCCTTTGTCGTCGAGTTCTCCGCGCGTGTGCGCAGCCAGGACTCCCTCTTTATCGAGTTCTTCCTTGGTTCGAACGAAGGTGCGGTCGACGACTTCGAGGACGCGCTTAAAAGTCCATCCAGAAATGGTCTTAAGCGTCGGGTTTCCGGTGCGAAATCCGAGGCGACCGTGCAGGAAGTCGATGGACTTTTTGTCAGCGAATTCCTCCGGGGTTGCTTCAGCCCATTGCTGGAGCAGACCGCTCTTCTGTTCGATCTGGCGCTCCAGTGCTTCGATGCGGCCCTCGTATTTCTGCCGGGCGGCGGTGATGTCCTGGTTGAGCTGGGCTTTTAGGGCATTGAGTTCGGCGGTATTGGCGGCGACCTCGCCGAGTGTTTGCTCGGCTTCGGAGCGGGTAGAGACGACTGAGCGTGTGAGGCGGATGCGTGTCATGGTGTGGTTATGCTGAGGTTTTTACTGAGAGGATGGTGAGTTCGGCCAAGCGCTGTTCAGCGGACTGACGCGGAAGCGCCGGGATGCCGGAAGCCATTGGCTTGGGCTCGACGATTTCGACGTCGCCGAAATTGTGACGGGCGATGCGCGCGGCGTCGGCGGGAGTCGGATAGTTTCCGACGGCGTCTTCTGGTGATTCGTTCTCCTGGCGGATGGACCAGCCTCCGCGGTTGTTTGGTTCTACGAAGTATTTCATGGGATGTGGGCTTAGTTGTTCTTCTGTTCTGGGTCATCGAGCGGGCGGATGAGGCTCGCATTGTCCGGGTGGCGGATAAGGAGCCCGCGAAGGGAGAGGTAGCGCACTGCTGCCGCGATATCCTCGGCGAATTCTCCGCGCTCGTAGTCGGTCAGGTCGTACCACCAGCCGCTGTGTTTTCCGGAGTGCCTATCTCCAGGCAGGCGCGTCTCGATGTCGCAGCGTGCGTAGCCGTAGGCGATCAGGCGCTCGACTTCGGCCAGCGACATGGAGGCGATCTTGCTGAGGGTCATGATGCGGCCCTCCTGTTCAGCTTCTCGACGCGTTCGGTGATGATAATCTTCTCTTGATATGAAGAGAACTCCACGAATCCACCTACGCGCAGACCTTTTAGGTTTGTTACCCTGCCTCCGCACCACACCCAGGATTGGAAGGGGGTGCAATCGAAGACAATTCCATCCCCGGCTATAACCCAGTGGAGGAAGTCCTGCCCCTTGTCTTCGAAGTCGATCTCGGTGAAGACTTCATTCGCGCCGATTGGGCGGGCGATAAAGGTGGATTCTGTCGTGCGCTCAATAACGATTCGCTCCACAGGCAAGAGCAGCCACTTGGCTGCTGCTCTCAGCGCTGCCGAGAGTGCGTCTGATGTGCAGCTGGCTGTCTTCGCCTGTTTGCCGCTACCTGCGCGTGCGTGGTGTCCGTCTCCGTGCGAGCGGACTGTGATTTCGACGGAAATGGAATCGCTCATGACGCACCTCCCATCAAGAGCCGCTCCGGGGTTACTGCGCGGTACGCCGCGATTGCCGCGTTTGCCAACTCTGCGGGCTGCCATCCAAAGAGGATCGACTTTGCTTCAGCTGAGTTTTCCATGACGATATCTTCGACCAGAATTTCTACGAGAAACGCGGTGTATTCTTCGTCGGTCCAGCGCTTGCGCTTACTGTTTTTCTTGCCGCTCATGACGCACCTCCCTCGTCGTCTTCGTCGGCGATTACCGGCACAGGGATCGTCGATGCTGCTTCGAGGTGGGATAGCTTGATGCACTTCGATTTCTCGTCGCGCGAGAGGCGGTACGCTTTCTGCAGCCGTCCGTAGAGAATGCGCTGACGACCAGGGAGGCGGCTCCATTCCTTCAGGATGCGCACGGAACGATCACCGCCGGCTATCTGCATGCGCTCGACAATGGCGCGCAGATCACGCATGGGAGTGTATTCTGGCAGCTCGTAGATGGTCTCAAGTCCACCCAAGCGTCCGACAAGCTGCTCGAAATAGGCCTTGTCCTGGCCGTCTCCGATGGCCCGCGTGAAGATTGGGGTCCAGGATAAGAAGATCGTGCACTGAGTGTCGTCCTGGAACTCCATGAGCCAGTCGATAGTCGCCTGGATCGCGTGCTTGCGCGGATCGTAGAGCTTCTGGAAGTTGTCGATGATGATCCTTCGCTTGGAGTTCACGCAATCAGCCAAACGCTCCATACGCTCAGAGCTGCCAGCTGAGAGAGGGACGCCGAAGGCCCACCCGAGCTTCATCAGGAACCTGGCCAGGGAGCCGCGCGTGGCTTCGATCCGCCGCGTCGATCCGTGGTTGCGCACGAGTTCGAGGCGTTTGGTCATGCGGCTCTTTCCGGTTCCAGTGCTGCCCACGATGGCGCCCCACTTGTTAACCGTCTCCGGGGCGCTGACCGCGTCGTAGTAGTCGAGTATTTCTTGCCAGGTCGGTGTCTCAATGAACGGCATGCCACCGGCTTCACTGTTGAAGATGGCCCAATTCCTGAGCCAAGCTGCGACTTCTTTCAGGTTCTCGATGGACCCGAGCGTGCGGCTCGGGTTCTTTGGGTCCGGGCGGAAGTAGCGCCCGCTCAGTACCTGGTAGAAGTACTGGTCTGAGTAGTTGAGACGTCCTTCGTTGCGGACGAGATTGGCAATCTGGGCATATTGCCCGGAGAACTCCGTCTGATTTAGCGAGTAGATGAAGGCAACGTCCTCCTTCACCTCCTCGGGATAGTGAGCGATCTTGGCGTCGAACTGGCCGATGTCCTTGCGGATCACCATGCGTTCAGCCGTCTCGCTGTTGGGTCCCTTTGTGATGAGCTGGCTATTGCTCGTTTCGGGAATTTGTGTAGCGGTAGTAGGCATATCGGTTTTCCTTTTATCGGGGATTTACTGGTTAGGGCCGCGTGGTGTTGTCGCACTCGCGGCCCGTTTTCTTTTCGGGGAAAGTTAGAGTTGGTCTTGCAGGCTTTGCAGACGGCGCGCGCGGTCTGCTGCGGCCTTGTTGTTTTGCTTTACGAGGCGCGTCTGCGCCTGGGTGCGCTGCTTGGACTCAACGCGAGCTTGCGAGGCCCCAGCGGCGAAAGATCGGCCCGCCCTGGCGGCGTCTTCCACGGATGCGTTATGCTCGCGCATGGAGATAAGCTCGGCTTCGTCTTCGGAGTGAACTTCTCGGATGCGTGCGAGGGTGGCGCGTTTCGGGGCGAGCGTCTCGGCATAGGCTTTACCGCGGGCTTCGTCGTCGGTTGGATCGACACCCTGCCATCGCGTTATGGTTCCTAGGTATTCGAGTGAATCCACCGGAGTGAGGTGGAGCGACTCGGGCTCGTCGTCGTAGAAGAACGCGCGATATTCTTTTCCGGGGACAAGGAGACCTTGGTCGACGCCCTGGGCTGAGTAGAAGACGAGAGAGTCAGCACCGTTGCGCTTGATGATGATCTGGCGCTTGGTGGTGACGACGACTGGCTTAAGGGCGTCGGCAGCGAGCGGGATGAAGGCCGACTCGGGGATCGGGGTCCATTCCATCTCGGAGCGCAGGCGGATGGCACGCATTAGGCGGCTTTCCGGCTTTGTGCGGTGAATGATTTCGACGCCAGCGTCGATCAGGGCGCGCTGCTCTGGAGAGGGTAGCTGCCCATAGATCGTCCAGTCGTCCTTCTCGCTCATGCGCCACTCGGTAACCTGCTCAAAGCCGCGGCAGCGGTGGTCGCGGAAGCGGTTCACGCGGTCGAAGATTTCGCGAACCTTGGCGACGGCGTCGACGTAGCGAAGGAATGGGAGGCGCAGCAGGTCGACATACTCGTCAGAGATCGCTTCATTGCTGAGAGTGGTCACGGCGTACTTTTCCATGTCGGGGAAGGCTGCGTGTCCATTTGTGCGCTCCTTAGAGCCGCGCTGGCCAGGCAGGCCGGACATTTCGTTTTTAATAAGGTTGAAGCCTGACTCGATCAGGCCCTTGCCCTCGGCGCGCCACTTGCCGCCGCTCTCGCGGAACCCGTGCTGGAGGATGAGCCCCTGGTTATCCCTGAGGAGGCCGGAGCGCTTGATCAGCACGCGGCCCTGGAAAGACTGGCGTATTACCTCTTCCACTTCGCGCGTGACGGATGCGGTGTTGTTCTCGACCAGGAGCGTGATGGTGCGGTCTTTTGGCAGACCGCGAAGGACACGCAGCAGGCCAATGATAAACCAGCGCATGTGCGAGGCGCCGAGGCTGCGGCGGGTGCCGTCGGGCATCTCGTCTCTCGGCATGATTGCGTGGTGTATCCACGCACCGCTTGCCCAATCCAGCGCGGCGAGGCCCATGCAGTAGTCGATGCCGCGCTTGTAGGCCACCTTGAAGGGAGCCCAGAAATCGTCGATGATGATGATCTGCCCGAAATAGAGCTTTGTGCGGTCGTTGATGATCTGCGCGAAATGTTCCTCGGCGGCTGCGACTCCATGCCGCACCTCGGCCATGTGGGCGGGCTCGGGCAGGAGGCGGTAGAGCTGTCGGTCGCTCCAGCCATCGGGGAAGAAATCGGGCGGGCACTCCGACGGGAATGGCTCTCCTGGGAAGCGCCGTTTGAATTCGTCTCTCCAGGTGCCGTAGCCGGGGATAGACTGTTTCCCCTCTGGCCAGATCGCGAGCTTGAGCTGTCGAAGGGCAGCGGCATCGCCCTGGTCGCGCTGGTATTGTCCGGCGAGGCGAGCGAGGAAAGCGACGAATCCAGGATGGTGTTTCTTGTCGCTCAGCCAGTAGTTCGGAACGAGAGCTTTCCAGTCACCGGCGCAGACGTAGTTCTCCGGGCGCTTGACGCCGCTCTTGTATCCGCCTCGTGAATATAAGCGGTGTTTGTTGAGCAGGGTCTTCCAGGAGAAATTGTCGATGCCGAGGAAACGGTCGGCTACCTCCATCGCCTTCGATTTCCGGTTCCTTGCGTGGTGAATTTCCTCGATTGCGGAGAAGGTGTCATTAACGAAGCGCTGCTGGCTGGCCGACAGCTCATCCCAGAAGGTTTGCAGCTCGTCGTCGGGCACGCGGAAGAGAAGGGTCATTCTCTCGGCGGGATCGGCCAACGCGGTGCAGGCGCTGGCGGCTACGAGCGGAGCGGGTGAGGTTGGGATGAGTGCGGCCTCTGTGCTCATTGTCAGGCTTGCTCCTTGGCGGCGGCGGCTTCGGCCTTGGAGGCGAGGACGTCGAGTTGGGTTATGCGGTCGTGGGCGAGCTTGCGGAGGGATACCCAGTCCTTGGGCTGCAGCCAGCGGCGCGCTTGTTTGTCGTTGAGCGCGGCCTGGAGGTCTCCCAGGGCGCGCGTGAAAAGAGCCATGGCTGCCGCGCGATTCTGGCGGGCGAGCTGGTCGGGCGTGAGCTTCGACTTCTTGTTCTCGTAGTGGACGCGCTTGCCGGTTTCTGGATCGATATTGCGCGGGCTGCGAACTACGCCGTATTCGCGGTAAAGGTCGGTCAGGCTCCCCTCTCCGAGTACGTCTTTGACCTGACCGGCAATCTGGTCGCGGTAGGCGGTGTCTGACTCGATTTTTGAGAGGAAGTCAGGGGCCGTTAGGTCGGTAGTTTGCAAATCGGACACAGTGTCCGTTTTGCTTCCGGAACCCAAAAGCGACACAGTGTCGTTTTTGATGGATCGAACCAGAGCCATGTATCTCTGGGCAGTGCGTTCGCTGATAAGTGGACAGTGCTTTTCGATCCAAGGCCCGAACTCTGTATGCTTGAGTGACTCCTTGGCTCGCTCGCATAAGACACCAGTGCGGATCGCGAAGACGACCGCCAGTTGGGCGTGTGTCTTTGCGACGGCGTGCGTCTCGTTGATCTCGTTGGCGATTGCCTGGAGGTTTTCGCTGCTCGCTGTTGCGACCGCTGATTCTTCTACAACTTCAAGGGCTGTTTCTTGGGTTTTCATTGGGGAGTTATGCGTTGCGGAGCTGTGTCCCGATCCGCTGGTAAAGAAGTGCTTTCTCCGCGGCCGGCATTAAGTCGACCACCTCGTATAGGCGTGCGCGGAAATCGGATGGTTCGTAATTCGCGGTCTTCGCCAGATATATAATCACGCCTGACCTGCGGAATCTCCTGTGTTGGCGCTCACCACTGGCGGCGTTGATTTCGTGCCCCATTAGGCGCTGATCGTCGAAAAGCCTGATAACGGTGCGCTCATCGACGCCTATAGCTGATGCAACTTCATCAGCCCGCAGGTACTCCCTGCGCGGCAGCAAGAAATCCAGATGGTCCTGCCATGCCTTTAGGTCGACTTGTTGGGCGATTGGCATCTTAGTTTTTTCTGGCCGCAAAGTTGAGTCTTAGCTGGCGGTGTTTACGGCTGACGCGCTCTAGATCGGCGGCAAGTGAGCGGCACTGCATGGCCGTTTCCTTGTCGGGCGTCTCTGCTGCGAATGCGTAGTAGAGCGTTATGCGTCGGTCGATTGGCTGTGTCTCTATGGCTTCAAGTATGAAGTCAGTAAGGACGGCTGATGCTGGTGCTTCGTGTGTCATGCTGACATTGCCTCCTTGATTTGTTGCCGCACGCGAGGAAAGCGCCCTCCGTTTATCGCGGTCGATACGGTGTCGCGCCGCCTGCCAATTAGCTTTGCGAGTTCTGTGACCGACATGTCTCGCCTGGAAAGCCAGACGTTCACGCTGCGGCGAAATTTGTCTTGTGCGGATGGCATCGTTCGTGTTTGCTGGGTCAACAAATGTTGAGCAAGCGAACACGAGTCAACACATAATAGTGGAAAAAACGAACACTCATTCAGAGCGCTTCCGCGAAATCAGAAAGCTGCTGGGCCTGACTCAGCAGCAGCTAGCTGATCGCTTACTCATTACCAGAAATTATGTGGCGCAGATTGAATCGGGTTTCAAAAAGGAGCCAAGCGCCCGAGTATTGAGGGACCTGGAATTGCTATCGATTGACCAAGCGAATGGCTTGCCTGTTCGAAATGTTGACCAGGTAAAAGGCGATAAACCGGACGGTATTCCAGTAAAAGGAAACGTGGCTGCCGGTGTGTTGCTTCGCAGGTTTCAAAGGCTACTAAATACCGCAGGCAGTAACCCTCAGAGACTAGCATGGATTGCAGAACAAATGGATCAGCACTTAGAGGTGCCAGGAAAGTGGACATCTGCTAGGGAGATACTTGAGAAGGTTGATGCTGTAGAATCCGCGCTGCGCAATTCAGGCACCCGTAGTCATCAAAAAGATCACGGCGCCCCTCAGAGGCATAGTGGATAGTCACAGCACAAAATATACAGGCCTCTCCATGAATTACTCTATTGTGATTGCGCGTGATAGCGATTGCGAACTGTCGCAGCGCGTCTGGGTTCATCTTTATGATCGCTTGCTCCAGCTGCTCCTGGGTTGGAGGCTGGGGAGGAAATGGTATAACCTGACCTGAATCGTGTGCTCGCAAAACACAGGGGTAATGAGCAAAGGGCGCATAAGGGAAACCCTTATGCGCGTCTCGTTGTATCCACTGCTCAATACCTTAGGGAATGGTGGACGTGGAGCGACACGTCAACTCTCACAAGAGCACCATCACGGTCCATGTCGATGTTGCGAAGGCATTGCTGGAGCGGGCTGCACAGCTTCGCCTTCCTTATGCGCGTCTCCATGCGATTTTAGTCCACAACGACGTCGAGGCTTCTCGGGGAGAGCGACTACAAAGGATAGAAAGCCAAATTCCATCGGGGAAGTTTACGAGAATTCCATTGACGTACCAAATGGATGTCGAACTGCTGAGGCGAGGCCGAGCGAGAGCGCGTGCGCTGGGGGGGACCTTTTCAAGCTACTCGGAATCGCTTTTTCTGAGAGAACTTCGCTCACAGGAACGCTCGCTTACCGTGCGCCCGAAATCCGGCAGCGAAAAGCCGAAACTCTAGTGTTTCGTAGGATGAATTTTAATATGAAAACGATACCATTTATCGTATGTATATTCGCGTGCGTCCACGGGGCGCTCGCTGCATCATGGTCTTTGTCTGAGCGCAGCATCGTTAAGAAGATTCCCGATGTGTTCCTAAAGCACACAGCTGGACCTGTGCTCCAGCCTTCGGATTCAGACGTTTCAGACGCGATCAGTTTTGGAGCTAAATCAAAGGAAGACGCATCAGTCCTTGATTATGCTTACCTGATCAAAGAGTCAGTGTCGGGATGGCGTTCCGATGTTATCTATGTGACCGTCTCTACCCCGCTTCACCAGATTGCTCTGCATTCTTTTGAGCAGTCCAAGGCATACCGTTCTGTTGACGAAGAAAAGGTGTCTTTTCTGCGCAAGGCGAGAGTAGTGAAAATTTCAATATGCCAGCAGTACATGAGTAGGGCTTTTACAGCCATCCCGGTTAAGAGGGATGTAATCCTGTTGCGAGACGGTGTGCGCGTTAAGCCACTCACGGAAATACAGTCGTACCATGGCGCATTTCCTTTTTCTGATAGAACTGCTGATGTTCAAAGAATGGCGGGCTTAGAGGGAATTCAGCAGGCGGCTTTAGCGTCTATGCGGGATAGCCTAGCGTCTATGACTCCAGAGCAGAGAAAAGCAATGATACCAAAGCTGCGAGCGATGGGCGTTAGCGATTCCCAGCTTCGGGCGATACTTGGGGTGGATGTAGAAGGCCTCCAGCGACTTTCGGGGGCGGATAACGCTTCGGCCACTCTGTCTGTATCTGAATGCGATGGCTTTTTCGAGATATCTGAGCTTCGCAAGCCTGGGAGATACGAAGTTGTGTTTCGAGAGCCCAAGGTGGAATTTGGGGGTGTGACGCAAGATAAAGAAGTGCGATTCCCTATTTCCTTTTCGAAATTCAGGTAAAAATACCCTGACTTTAGCGACAGCAAAGACAGCAAGGGTAACGCTCTGGTGAGGCGTTATTGTAGAGTGGGCGCGTTGTATGACGCAGCCCACTACATCGACAGCACACACCCGCAAGCCGCCCTGTAACGCGGTGGTGCGTAGGTTCACCGCGCGGGAGGCCTGGACGGCTACAGCTCGCGGTCAGGTGGGGCTCTATATCTCCACTGAGGCGGGCGTTATTTTCATCGCCGTCCCGTGCGAGCTGTGGCGCGAGAAGATGCAGGCTCGCGTGGATTCGAACGGCAACCCGTTGCCGTCAGTCGAGAAGCATTGCATAATGTTTTCTCCTAAAGAGCTTGAGGCGTGGAAAAGGGCTCAAGCGGGAAAGAAGATCACAGTCGAGGTGGAGGGGCCTCCTTTGGAGGAGGGTTGGCTCGCAGCGAAGCCTTCAGTTCTTCGAATTGGCTCAGGGCTTCTTCCTGAGACGGCATCGGGATCGACTGCTGAATGTCAATCCTCAGGCCAGAAGCCAGCCCCAGGATTATCGTCTGCGTCGCCAAAAGCTCCTGGCGGAGTCGAGTCAACATCACCGCGAAAGCGGCATGCTCGACCCGAAGTTGTTCAAGTTCTTGTTTCTCGTTCATCGCAAGTCCGAGAAGAGCGCAACGCCGGCGGGGAGGCAATCTCCTCCGGCGGCTGCGCCGTACCGGATCGCAAGGCTGTCACGGTTGCTGAGCTGATCGAGCGCTTCAAGCGCGGGGCGTCGCTGGATGTCCTTTCCAAGGAGACGGGCCTTTCCGTCGGCCTGCTCACGGCTGCTTTCATTCGCCAGGGTGTTGCCCTGGCTGACCTCAACCCAAAAACAGAATGAGCAAATCACCGCTGAAGTCCTGGCTGTGCTCCGTGGCCTCCGAATTCGTCGAGGGCATCGCGGACGGCTTTATCATCGTCGCTGGCGGTGCGCAGGCCGCCCAGGTGGCAACCGCCAATGTCCGAGCGCTCACTCCGCAAGAGTTGGTCGGCTCGATCCTGATTGCCGGCGTCTGGTATGTCGCGGCCTTCGTGAAGAAGAACCCGCCACCCTTTGGCCAGGATGCTGCGCCCGTGCCTGACCGCTTTGGCTCTGTCTCGATCACGCCCGCCTCAACCCAAAACCAAGACACAAAATGAAGCTCTATCTCGTCCTGCTCCTCACCGCGCTTTGCGCGTTTGTATCCGGCTGCGCCACCACGACCACAAGCACGGCTCCGACGGACAAGCAGACCGTCATCGCAAACGCCGTAGAGGACACGTTGAGCATCGGCCTCGTGCCGGTGCTCACCAAGAACCCCGATTACGTCCCAGTGGCCAGAAGTCTTGCAGTGGCGCTCGCTAGTTTCTCCGGAGAGACGCTCGCCCTGTCCGACATCGAGGCGGCCTTGGCGAAGACAAAACTCGCCCCCGATGATGCGCGCACAGTTGCAGCTCTGATCAACGCGGCCTGGGATACCTATGCGCGTCGCTACGCGCAGCAGGTGAGTGCGAGCGTGAGGCCCGACGTGAAGCTTTTCCTTGGTGCTGTGGAAAGCGGCATTAACCGAGCGATAAGCTCTCTTCCAAAGGCCTCCTAATGGACACGCTCAAGGCCATCTGTGCTGCAATTGCGTCGGTATTTACATGGAAGAGCAAAAGGCTCGACCTGGATAATTCGCCAGAAATGCAGGCCCGCGCCAAGGGCGAAACGGACCAGCAAGTAAAGGACGGCGCAGCCAAGAGCATCGCCGACGGCGATCTCGATCAAATCCGAAAGGACCTTGCCGAATGATCCACCGCCACCACTGCACCTGTCAGGAGTGCCAGCGCACACTTCGCAAGGATCGCGCTCTGAAGCTTTCTATCGGGCTGGTGTGCCTGGCCCTCGGTCTCTTTTCGCTCAGCGTGATCGTTAGCGGCTGCAATTCGACGGTTGCACCCGCTCCGGTTGAATCTCGCCAGGCGAGCTACGACCATGGCGAACAAAACAGCGGCATCCTGTCGCTCGTGCCTGGAGGAGCACTCATCACGCCCAGGGCGCGGGAGAGATACAATGCGCTCATCGCAATCTACCGACGCGAGTTCTCGCCTGCGCTCGTCGCCGACCAGGGCGTGAGCCCTGAGGCCGCAGGGAATTTCCGAATCACAAACGAGGCCCTGCAAAAGTTCATCCTCATGAACTCTTGGAAGCGCATGGGCCGAATCCCAGGAACCAAATAACCATCGCACCCATGATCCCCGTCCTAGCCGAATTGCCAGACTTCGCCTGGATCACAGGAGGCGCCGTTGTCGTATTCATCGTCGTAGCCTTTGGCGCTTCGATTGTGCTCCGAGAGATGCGTGAGCTGCGCTCCAATCTTGCCGACGAGATCGGGCGTCAGCTCGAATCAGCCAAGCAGGCGCAGCCGGTAGCAGTGCAGCAGCCGCTGATCGTGACGGCGCACGAGAAGCATGTGACGCGCGAAGAGCACGCGGCTCTGACTCAGCGGCTCGATGACGAGCTGGGCCGTGAGCGCGGCGCGCGAAAGAAGATGCACGAGGAGATAGCGTCGCTCCAGGGCGACGTGAAAGTCCTTAAGAGCCAGAACGAAACCCAATCAAGGCAGCTCTCCACGATGGACCAGAAGATGGACCAGGTGCTGTTGCGGCTGCCCCGCCCTTCCTGACCATGACCCCCAACGACGTTTTGCAACTTCAGACCTTCCTCCTGATCACGATCAATGCCTGCGGCGACGTAGGCATCCAGGCGGAAAGCATCATCCCGCGTGCTCGCATGGAGCAGTTTCGGGATCTCACTGCCCCGCAGCTTCGAGTCGAACTCCTAGCCATGTCAGACCGCGGCTGGGTTGTCGCCTATCAGCCGGCGCTTGGCGCGCAGCGCTGGAAGATTACCGGCCTTGGGCGCGCAGCGCTCCAGGAGGCCGGGCTCGCGTGAATAAACTCAACCACTTTCCCGACTGCGCTGGGGAGCGCGGTCGGTCCGGTAGCAAGGGCTCGCACGCCCGGCGGGTGTCTCGGGGTAGCTCCCGCCGGGCTTTTCGGCCCAACAACTGAACATGCCAACCATCGCAGAACAACAACTCCCAGCCGAGAAATTCTCGGCCATGTGCGAAGACTTGCGCGCCATCGCGGCGCGTCCGACTCTCGCCCAGGTGCGCGAAGTGCTCGTGCGCTACGGAGTGACGTCGCCAAAAGCGCGCGATGGAAAGCCCTCTGCGATGGCCGCGAAGGCCGTGCTCGATGGCCCGTTTGCCCGCTATGTGGCGCGCCTGAACGCGGGTCGCGAAACGCGCGAGGCTCTTTGTGCCGCCGCGGGCGCCGGAGTGCATCCGCTCGACGCAATCGAAGAGGCGATGGTGCTGGAGCTGCAAGACGCCATCGTGGGCGCCGACGGGGGTGAGATTGATGTGAAGTGGATCGTTGATCGACTTTCGCAACTTCGCTCCTCGATCTCGATGCGGGAGAATTCCCGGCGTCAGCAGGCCGATCTTGAGCGGAAGCAGAAAGAGACAGAGGCCAAGCTGGCTCTCGCAGAACAGCGCGAGGCCCTGTTTCGGGAACAGATTGAAAAGCTTCAGGCGGATCGCGAAGAGCGTGAGCGCAAGAAGCAAGAACTTCTCGCCCGGATCGAGAGCGCGAAGAAGAAGAGCGGGCTCACCAAAGAGACGCTCGCCCAGATTGAGCAGGAGGCGAAACTGCTATGAGCCTTCGCCCGTCATACGTGCCCGCCTCATTCGCTGGCGGCTGCAAGATTTTCCCGGAGACCGACAATCTCTTCCTTAAGTACCAGGCCGACTGGATCAGGGATCGCTCGATCATCAAGGGAATGGAGAAGGCCCGCCAGGTCGGCATCTCTATGTCGACCGCCTACGACGAAGTGCAGGAAAAGGCGCAGGTCGGAGAGCGTTTGGATTCCTGGATTTCCTCGCGCGACGATATCCAGGCACGGCTCTTTCTGGAGGACTGCAAAAAGTTCGCGAACCTGCTCAAGCTCGCTGCCGAGGATTTGGGGGAGCGCGTAATCGATGACGGTGGGCATAGCGCCTATGTTCTCGCAATGGCCCCTGGTGTGCGTTTGCACTCGATGTCGAGCAACCCGGACGCCCAAGCAGGCAAGCGAGGCAACCGCGTGCTTGATGAGTTCGCGCTGCATCTCGATCCGCGCAAGCTCTGGTCAATCGCGTTCCCTGGTATCACCTGGGGCGGACGCATGAAGTTCATCTCCACGCACCGCGGGTCGGCGAACTTCTTCAATGAGCTGATTCAAGAGGTGAAGCACAAGGGAAACCCGAAGCATATTTCTCTGCACACGGTGACGCTTCAGACCGCGCTCGACCAGGGCTTCCTCTACAAGCTTCAGACAAAGCTCCCTGTCGGGGACAAGCGCCTGGAGATGGACGAGACCGACTACTTTAACTTCATTCGGTCGAGCTGCGCCGACGAAGAGTCTTTCTTGCAAGAGTTCATGTGCCAGCCAGCCGACGATAACTCGGCGTTTTTGAGCTACGACCTGATTGCCTCTTGCGAGTATCGCCTGGACGAGGCTTGGATGCTGGACCTAGCCACGGCCAAAAACTCGCTCTATGTTGGCGTCGATATCGGTCGCGAGCACGACCTGACGGTTATCTGGGTGGTCGAGCGTGCCGGCGATGTGGTCTATACCCGGCGCATCGTGGCGATGGATCGCCAGACCTTTGACGCTCAGGAGGCTGAGCTTTACGCGATTCTTCAGCTCCCTCAGGTGCGCCGTTGCTGCATCGACTGCACGGGAATCGGTCGCCAGTTCGCTGAGCGCGCGCAGAGCCGCTTCGGGACCTACAAGGTTGAGCCTGTCAACTTCACCGGGCCGGTGAAGGAGGAGCTTGCTTACCCGGTCCGTGCTGCGTTCGAGGATCGCACGGTGCGCGTGCCGAACGACAAGCTTGTCCGCGCCGATCTGCGCGCGATCAAGAAAGAGACGACGGCTTCTGGAAATATCCGCTTCACCGCAGACCGCGGGAAGAACGGCCACGCTGATCGCTTCTGGGCGCTGGCCTTGGCCATGCACGCCTCAAAGCCAGGTCTCGGCTACGCCGGGGCAACCGAGGACTTTCAGTCCTGGGGGAAGCCGCGCGCTCGTAGCGATGAAAGGACTCTCGAAGGATGAAACCGCCTATCCACCTGCGCGATATCAACCGCGCCCGTGATTACTACAACCCGCTTCGCGGACTCGATGTGGGCCGCGTCATCCGACTCCTGGAGGACGGAGAGCGCGGGCGCTACCACGACTTGCAGAAGCTGAATCGCTCTGCCGAGAAAAGGCATCCGACCTTGAAGGCTCTGAAGGCCCGCCGTCTCGGCGCCCTTAAGAAGTTGGACTGGAGCGTGAAGGTCCCAAGCGAATTGCCCGACGGTATCAACGCTGCCCAGGCAGAGCGCCAGCGGGTATTCCTGCGCGGAGCCTATGAGCAGATCGAGAACCTTCCGCAGGCTTTCGAGTTTTTAGCGCTGCCGAGCTTCCGCGGTTATTCGCATCTTGAGCCGCGCCATCGCGACGACGATCCGAGCGAGCCGATCACGCGTCTCAATCCAGTTCCCCAGTGGCATTGGCTGCGCGACTCGCAGACCTGGGCCTGGCGTTATGACGCCGATGCCCGCGGCTGCGAAGCGACGTCCGTCGAGATCGACCCGGAGGAATTCATCATCCGCGAGGTCGACGATCCGCTTTGCGAGATCGCCCTGCTGTGTCTCGTGCGACGCAATATCGCCAAGAAAGACTGGACCTCTTTTATGGAGGATTACGCCATTGCGTCGGTCTTCGCGATGCTTGGAGAAAACACGCCACTCGATAAGGTCAAGGAATGGCTGGAGGTCGTAAAGCAGGTGACGAGTAATAGCCGGGGTGCGCTGCCGCCCGGTTCAAAGATCGAGGCGCTCGAACTCGGCAACCTGGACGGCGTGCAGTTCCGTAATTTTATCGCGGCGGAAGATGAAGACCTAGTCCTGGCTGGCACCGGCGGACTGCTCACCATGCTCACCGCCACCACGGGCATGAACAGCGACCAGGGTGACGCCCATGAAAAGACCTTCGCAGCCATCGCGCTTGCCGAGGCTCGGGAGATCAGCGCGGTGCTCCAAGCGCAGTTCGATAAGCGCATCCTCGCCCGAGAATTCCCCAGCCAGCCGGCGGTGGCCTATTTTGAGCTGGCCGCCCAGGACGAGGAGGATGTGACCGCGCTTGCGGATCGCGTTCAGAAGTTCTACCAGGCGGGCCTTGAGTCTGACCCGGAGGAGGTCTCTGAGAAGGTCGGCCTTAAGCTCACGCGCAAAGCCCAGGTTCCGGCGGTCGTACCTCCGGCTGCGGCCCAGGCGCAAGCTGCCGCTCCTGGTCCTGGAGAAGGAGAAAAGCCAGCACAGGAAGAGGCGCCATTGGCCAATCGTGCCGCACAAGAGGTCGGTCGAGAAGCCCGCTTTATGGCCGCGAGCCAGGCCATGCTGTCCGAGGGCGATATTGCTGCCCTGAAGCCGATCCTGGAGCGGGCGTCTGCCCTAGATGCCATCACGGATGATGCCGAATACCAGCAGGCCTATGCCAAGTTCATGGCGGATTTGCCAGCCCTGGAGGCCCAGTGCCTTGGCGATAAGGCAACAGCCACCTTGGAGTCGGCCTTTGAATGGGTAATCGGGACTGCCCTGGTCAGCGGATTAGCGTCCGCAACCGAGGCCCGTAAAACCGCGAAAACCGGCCAGGGAGGTACAAGACAGCCTTCTGCCGACCAAAATCGTTCCTGAGCGAGCTTAAACGGCTCTTAAGGCCTTCCCTCAGCCATCTAAAACCTATGGAAACCGAAATTTTGACACCTTTCTTGAATCGGGCGGGCGAATTTGACCCGACCGGCTGGTTCCAGCTTGTCCCAAAAGGGGCGTTCCCGATCAGCCGAAAAGAGGGTGATGCGGTCCGCACCTACACCCAGGTGGTCGACGACCAAGCGGTCAACAAGATCGTCACGGCCTTTACGAACCGCCGGGCTGCAAATCTGGCCTACCGGATGCTGGTCGACTTCGAGCACTTCTCGCACGACACGAGCAAAAGCAGTGCCGCGGCTTGCTGGGTCACCGATATGGAAGCCCGCGCAGATGGCGTATGGGCCAAGGGCGAGTGGAGTGACGATGGAGAGGCGGCCATCAAAAACCGGCGTTACCGCTACCTATCGCCGGTGTGGTTTCCGCGCCAGACCCAGCGGATCGACGCAACCCGCTTCCGCCCGGTCGAGGTGAATGACGCCGGCCTGACAAACAAGCCCAACCTGGGCGAGGCGCTCCAGCCATTCTGGAATCGGGAGGAAGAATTTCACGGCCGCGAGGCCACTACTGCAACCCAAACACAAGGAAACACCATGAAGGATCGCCTGATCCTCATCTGCGGCCTCGCCGCCACTGCGACCGATGAACAAATCGTCGCGGCTGTCGAGGCGTTCAAAAACCGCGGGTCCGAGAAGGACGCGCTCCAGGGGAAGTTCGATACGCTCACGCGTGACAACGAAGCCCTGAAAAACCGCCACAACGCCCTGCTTACCTCGTCCGTCGATAAGACGCTCGGGGAGTTCAAGGGCCTGATCACCGAGGAGTCCAAGGAAGCCTGGAAGAACCGGCTTACCTCCGACTTCGAGGGCACCGTCGCGCTGCTTAAGGGTATCAAGACGCCCGCCGCTGCCGGTACGAAAAAGCCTGTCCACAAGGACGGCAAGGCGACCGACACGACCGTTGCCTCCGAAACCGAGGACGATGACAGCGCCTTCCTGAATCGCGCCACCGAAATCGCCAAAGAGCGGAAGGTTTCCGAGTCCGAGGCTCAGGTGCTCGCTGCTCGCGAAAATCCCGACCTCTACGAGGGCTACCGCAAGCAGCTCCTCGGCATCGAATCCTAACCCTCATCGCATCCAACATGAGAACCATCATCGAAGGAAACACGATCAGCTTCGCCGAGGAAGTCGCCGGAGCGCTCGCCGACAAGGTCAACTACGCGGTGGAGATTACCGCTAACGGCAAAATCCAGCTCGCCAATGCCGGGATCGCCATCGGCACTATCCGCGAACAGATGACGCCTGGAGATGCCATGCGCCCCGTCGCGCTGTTCGGCAAGGTCGGCGTCTCGAAGGCCATCCAGTCCGGCGCCATCGCCGTCGGATCGCGCGTCGTCATCGACACCGCGAATCCCGGCAAGGTGAAGCTCCTGCCTGTTGCCGCAGGCACCTATCGCTCAGTCGGCATCAAGCACGCGTTGCCTGAGAGCGGCGCCGCAGCTGGTGCAGCTGGCGACGTCATCGAGATCATCGATCTCGTCGAAACCATCATCGTGACCTGAGTCACCTGAACCCACGACATTTCAACCATGAACGTCAAAGCTACTGCCAATCCTGTCCTGACGACGACCGTCAACAAGTTCATGCAGGACAACAAAGCCTTCGTGGCCGGAAGCCTGTTCCCGGTGTTCTACACCGGCGAGCAAAGCGCCAGCTACTTCGTCTTCGACACCGAGAATATCCTCAGCGTGCCGAAGAACATCGGTCGCGCCCCCAGCGCGAACTACTCCCGCTCGATGATGAAGTTGAGCGACGACACCTATAACTGCAAAGAGTTCGGCCATGAGGAGCCGGTCGATGATCGCGAGCGCAAGAAGTATTCTCGCTCTTTCGACGCCGACACTGCCGCCGCCAACCGGCTGGGCCAGATTCTGCTAATGAACCGGGAATTCCGTGCGCGCGACAAGGCCCTCACGATCCCCTACACCAGCTCTCCTGCGACCAAGTGGGATGCAGCAAATGCGACCGTCATCAAGGACGTCGATGCTGCCAAGGAGGTGGTTTACAACAACTGCGGCCTTGAGCCGAACCTGCTGGTGCTGCCTCGCGCGGTCTTCACGAAGATCAAGCGCCTGGCCGAGTTCATCGAGCTGATCAAGTACACCCAGAAGGGCGTGGCTACCGAGGCCCTGCTTGCCGAGCTTTTCGGAATCGAGCAGGTCGTCGTTGCCGGCGGCATCGAGAACAAGGCCAACGAAGGCCAGGCGGTCAACCCCGGTCAAATCTGGGGCGACAACGTCGTGCTCGCGCACGTCGATCCCTCTCAGGACCTGAAGGCGCCGAACTACGGTCGCACCTTCGCCTGGACCGGAGAGACCGGCGGCGGCGACAACCTCGCCGTGGTTGAATCCTACCGAGAGGAGACCAAGCGCAGCGACATTCACCGCGCTCGCCACGACGTGGACGAGAAGGTCACGGGTTCCGAGTGCGCCTACCTCCTCACCGACGTGCTCACCTGAGCCACAGCAATCAACCCATAACGACCATGCCTAAAGTCATCGTCACCGACCCGAAGGGTTTCTTCTTCAATAAGGCCACGCATCCGAAGGATGCGGAGGTCGATATCCCGGCAGGCGCCCGCCTCGATGCCGCTCTCCACTTCAAGCAGGTGGAGATCGTCAAGGAGGAGCCCGCCAAGCCTGCGAAAGCTGGAAAGTAACCTGATCGGCTCTTCGAGCCTCGGCGCGAGCCGGGGCTCCATAGAGCCAACCAAGACCATGCCAAACCCCTGGATTACTCTCACAATCACCCAGCTCGACGCCGCCAAGGCGGCGGCGCTGGTAGATGCCTTGCAGACAGCGGCCCTGGCCGATGGCCAATCGGACCCGTTGCCCGATGTGATTGCGAGCGTAACGACGCGCATCCGCATGGAGATCGCTGCCGGAGGCAAGACCGTGCTCGATGCCGATGCGACCAAGCTGCCGCCGAGCCTTAAAAGCCTCGGTCTGCGCATGGTCCTGCGTGAGGGGCAAAGCCGACTGAACGCGGCAGGCGCCCTTCCTCTCTCTGACGACGAGAAGGAGGAGTGGAGGCAGGACGTGCGCTTCCTTGAGCGTATCGCCAAGGGAGAGATCACAGTCGAAGCGAGCACCAACCCGGAGGCTACTCCGAGCGTTCAGGCTGCCGCATCGAGCCCAATGATTTGTGCGCGTGAACGAATTTACACGCGCGATAGCCAGGATGGAGCCTGAATATGTTCGACGAATTCCAAACCATTCTGCCGACGCCGCGCCCCGTAGTGTCATGGGCTGGCGGAAAGCGGAAGCTTCTGAAGTACCTGTTGCCGCTTATCAAGCCGCACACCTGCTATGTCGAGGTGTTTGGCGGAAGCTTTGCCCTCGGGATTGCAAAGCCGCCTAGCCAGGTCGAAGTCGTCAACGATATCAATGGAGACCTGGTCTCGTTCTATCGCTGCTGCAAATATCATCTCGATGCGCTTCTGGACGAGCTGGACCTCGTACTGAATTCGCGCCGCGATTTCGAGGACTACTGCGCGCAGCCAGGTCTCACTGAGATTCAACGCGCTGCTCGTTGGTTCATTCGCAACAAGCTTTCATTCGCCGGGCATGGCGAGCATTTCGCGATTCAACGCACGCACGGGCTGTCATCCAGAGCGCAGCGCGTGCTTGCCATTCGCTCGCTCAATCGACGCCTGGACAGGACGACCATTGAACAACAGTCCTGGGAATACGTCGTCAAGACCTACGACCACGAAGAGACCTTCTTCTTTTTCGATCCGCCATATCCGGAGCCTGGTGGCGAGCTTTATGGCGGGTGGGACGAGTCAACCCTGGAACGCTTTTGCGCAGCGATAAAGAAGCTGCGCGGCCAGTGGCTCTTTACGTTCAAGTCTTGTGACCGCGTCCGCGAGCTAATGGCGGGCTACACGTTCAAGACGATCAACCGCGCCCGCGGAATCGCAAATAATCACGGTGTGAAGAAGGCAGCTCGTTACGTGGAGGTCATTATTACGAGTGACCGGATCAAAGAGGAGGCTGCGTGATTTTCACAGCTCCAATGCCGTTCAAGGAAGCGCTCGATATAGCACGAGCGAGAACCTTATTGCCGACGTCGCTTGGCACGAGCGGGCTGCAAAAGCTCAGTGCGGACATTCGCGAACGCTCGCTCTTCTCGGCGAAGGTTCGCACGGTGGAGCATCTATCTGTTCTCAGGTCCGGAACTGATGAGTTGACCGCTGGCACTCTGGACCTTGCAAGCGCCCGCCTGAGCGTGAAGCAGTTTTTGACTCGGACTGGATACGTGGCTCCGAAGGGCAAGGAAGGTGGCCTTCAGGACTTCAGCAGCGATCAGCGCATAAACCTGCAACTACTGACCAACGTGCAGCAGGCGCAGGGTTACGGCTGGTGGCAGCAAGGCCAGGATGAAACCATCCTTGACGCCTTCCCTGCTCAAGAATTCCTCCGCGTTGAGGCGCGGGATAATCCGCGCTCCGACTGGGCTGACCGTTGGGATTATGCTCGGCTGAATACGAACACAAAGGGAGCGACTGCTGCCGGATCGGGTCGCATGGTCGCGCTAAAGGATCATCCGATATGGGTGAAACTGTCGCGCTTCGGGACTCCCTACGAGCCGTTCGATTTTAACAGCGGGATGGGCGTCGAGGATGTGTCGCGCGAAGACGCAATGGGCCTCGGCATCATCGACGCGACGACGAAGATTACGCCACAGGAGCGCCCATTCAATGAGGACTTGCAGGCCTCTCCTGACGTGCAAAGCGACAAGCTGCGTGCGCTGTTGGAGCAGGGCGGGGTTGGCCACTTTAACGGGGGCGTATTTGTGCGTACCCCTAAGGGGGGAAGCTGACTATGCCGGGCGGTATCACAATCACCACGACGGTCGAAGACCTCGCCACGCCGATGTTCAAGCGGCTCGGCGCTGCGGTCCAGAGGCCGGATATTCGCAAGGTCATGGGGCGCGCGATGGCCACGCAGTTGCGAAAGCACTTTTCTAGGCTCGATTCTGAACGCGCGAACAAGCTTGGTGGGTCAAGGACACATTTCTATGGCCAGGCGCGACGGGGCGTGCAGCAGCCGGAGATCACGACTGACGGGGTCGTCGTCGCGATCAACAACGTCGGCATTGCCCAGCGCTACTTCGGCGGAGATATCGAAGCCGCTCCTGGAGGAAAACTCACCATCCCTGTAAATCCGGCGGCTTACGGCCATCGTGCGCGCGAGTTCTCTGATCTGCATGCCATTTACTTCCAGGACGGAAGCGGAATCCTCGTGAAGAGTAGGACCGAATCAAAGGGCAACATCGGAGAGGTGTTTTACCGGCTCGTGAAGCGAGTTCACCAGGAGGAAGACCCGACCGTCCTTCCGACAGAAGACGAGATGCAGGAGAATGCGATGCAGGCCGGAGCCGGTTATCTAGACACGCTTAAGGAGGGCTCAAAATAGCCATGCCATACGATCCATCCAAAATCGAAGAGCGCCTCCTGGTTGTAGCCGAGACATTCGCCGGCCTGATCGCGGCCAACGCCTATATTTCATCGGCTCCAGCGCTTCCCGTGCTCACCGAGCGCAAGGGCGATATCAGTGCAGAGATCACCAAGGCCCTCGCGCAACTTGGGCTATCCATCGTTGTGATCACACCCGACGGCGACAGCCTTGAGACGACAGGAGACGGGATGTGTCTCCGTGTGCGTCTTGTTGCAGAGGTAGCCGAGAACGTCTTGGTGAACAAAGCCAAGAGCGGAGCGAATTACCGTCCAGCGCTTGGTGCTGCTGTTGCCGTGATGACTGCGGTCGACCGGAAGCCTAACGGGCTCGATCCCGCCGGAGTCGCGCACATTCGCGGTCTCAATGAGTTCGAGCTGGATCACAATCAGCCATTCCGGCTCATGCCCGCCCAGCGCCCCACGTACCACGTCACTGCATACACGAAGGTGACTCTCTGACTTTTTCTTCAACCCATCCGCAAAAAACAAAACCAATAACCGCGCCGCCAGGCGCATCTCACCATGCCACTCGATACTAACCTCAATCACACTCGCGCCGAGATTCAGGGCACCATTCGCCTGCTCCTGGCGCTCGATGCCACGTCAAAAGCCGCAGCCATCTCCGCGGGCTTTGAAGAATTCGGCGACCTCCTCGGCTACGAAATCCAATCCGAGTCGAAGACCGAGCCCACGCTCAAGCCCGTCAATGGCGTAATGCGTCAGACGGACGAGACTCCCGGTATGCTCACGCTCGGCTATGAGGTGACGACCAAGGCCATTGCCGATGCGCGCAAGCTGAAGTATTTCCTTTCGGCTACCGCGGGCCAGGACTTGGCGCAGGCTGCCGTCAATGCTCAGGCCGCTGACGCAATTGCCTTCACAGCGCAGGTTCCTGCCCTGCAAAATCGCTGGTACGACATTCTCAAGAACGGAGTGCGCCAGCGCTTCATTACTGCGTTTGCCATTGCTGGAAAAGTCGAAGGTACGGACTTCATCGTCGACTACGAGAACGGCCAGGTGCGTTTCCCGAGCGCTGCCTATCTGCCGACGGCCAACGTCACGCCGACGATCACCGTCCCGGCCATCGACTCGGCTCATGCCAAGTTCATGCGCGGACTCAAGCCGATGCAGCAGCAGGTATGGCGCGGCTACGCCCGCCTCTACGTGTACGACCAGAATCGCGCGAATCGCCTGGTCAAGGCGCACGAGGACTTCTCGTTCACGCTCACCGTCGGGAAGAACTTCGGTGTCAAACACGACGGTCAGTCCGAAGGCACGATCAAGCTCATGATAGCTGCCGACGAGGGCTCCATCCTTCATCGCGACTAATCTTAAGTCAGCAACACCACATCGCTGAAATTATGAATCTTATCCTTGAAACAACCACGGGGCAGCTCGTGCCTTCTGGGGTTGCGCCGCGCCTCCCGCGCGGAGGTGTCGAGACGGTTCTGGTGCAGTTCGTGACGAATGGTGTCGCGGCGCTGCTTCCGGCCGGAGCGCCCATTGCGCTCAAGCTGTATGCTCCGAGCGACCTGGCAAACCCCGTAGCTACGCTGTCCGTATTCGCGGCCGTCGCAGCCGATCTGCTTTACTCCGGCCAGCTCGATACGCTGGCAGGAGGACTGGCATACCTGGAGCGAGGCACGCTTCATGCGCGAGTCTCATACGGCACTCCGAACGTTGACTCGGCTTGGTTCCAGCTACTCTACGGCTCCTCACAGAGCGCATCCGGATCAAAACCGGTGAGCCTGGTCATTCCACAGCCTGTCGGCATGTCCTTGCTCTCGAAAGTCGATCTCGCTTCTCCGTGCCTGACGGCTACGGGCCTTGCAACGATGGCGATCAAAGCCGGCACGGCTATTGTCGTGGGTGGATCGCTGATCCAATTCGCAAACCAGACAGCGGTCGCAATGCCGGCGCACACCGTCGGAAAGGACTATGCTGTCTATGCTTGCTCTGATGGCGCATTGATCTCTTCGGAGAACTTCACCGCTCCTGCTGGATATACGACGACGACATCGCTCAAGATCGGCGGATATCACTACGGCCCAGGAGCGCTCGCAACGGCTCAGGCCGGAGGCGACACGACCCCGCAAATCATAGCGAAGTCGATCTGGGATTTGAAATACAAGCCCAGCGCGAACGATCCAAGGGGATTCTCCCGCACTCCCCACGGCTGGCGTGCACTGTATCCGCTGAACACTACGCCCCATCTGCTCGGCGTCTCCGCATACAATGCGACAATTGCCGATGGTGCATCGCTCCCGGTAATCCCGCCAATTTTCGGAGGCGATGGCGCGGCCACATATCCAAACTTCAGCCGCTTTGTTGCCGAGGAGCTTCTCGCTGCATTTGGCTGTCGGCTGCCTTCGACAGAAGAAAACGCGGCGTCTGCTTACGGCGTCACCGAAGGCACGTCTCGCGGGACCGATCCGGGCGTCACGTTATGCGATGCTCCGCGGACGTCGCAGTATATGTATCAAGCCGCCGGCAATATGTGGGAGTGGCTCGCAGGCGAAACGGACAACCCGTCCGGCTCTTTCGCCTGGCAGGCCGCTCCGCAGGGGCGTGGCAGCGTCTATCACGTTACCCTCCGCGCGCCCTTGGGCGGCGGCTTTTGGGGCTTCGGCGCGGACTGCGGCTCTCGTTGCGTGTATTGGAACAGTTCGCCCTGGTATTCCGGCGACAACCTCGGGGCGCGCGCCTGCTGTGACCACATTCAACTTGTATGAGCGACGCGGAAGCGGCGCGGTCCGAAAGCGCAAATGAACATGATGCACCCTATGAACAACTGGCAGTCGTCGAACGCTACGAGCGGTTCGTCGATTACCTTTATCCCATCCTCATGGGAGTGCGTCGTGCTCACTACATTGTCCGAGATCGCGCCATTGGCGCGATGCTTGATCAAGTCTCATTATTTCAAGAGGCCGGGAAATCAAACCAGGTCTCAAAACTCTACGCAGCGGATGCTGGTCTCGCCACGCTGCGGTTTCTTTTGCGGTTCATGGCTTCTCCGAGTCGCAAGCTCATCTCTGCCCGTCAACACCAGGTCGCATCTGTCCTCCTGGCTGAATCAGGCAAAATGCTGGGCGCGTGGATTCGGAGGGTCAGGACTGCGAAGCGATAAACAGGGCAGCGGCGGCAATTGGGGCAACGGCGCGAACTGCGGCTCTCGTTGCGTGAATTGGAACAATTCGCCCTGGAATTCCAACAACAACATCGGGGCGCGCGCCTGCTGTGACGACACGTCATCGGCTTTCACAACGCCAGGACGCTCACGGGCGCCTGGACTGACCGAGAAATCAAGTGGTCAGCCTGTTTATCGTGCTTCGGCGAACACACTGCTAGGTAGGGTCGCAGGGAGTAGGCTCAATCGAGTTCGAAGCCTGTTAGACCCTCAATTTTTCGTGGGGAAAAAACACCGAAATTTGTACCCGGCCATAATTGACATGGACAACCTTCGCACAGCGTTTAGTCTGACGCGGAGGGGCAAAGGTAATACCCTGGGCTTTCTCGAATACAAAGAGGACGCGGAGGTCCGCCTCTTTGAGCTACACGAGGCGCTCGCCTCCGGCTCTTACACTCCGGCTCCTCCAGCCGAGTTTATCGTCTATGAGCCAAAGCCTCGGCAAATTTCCGCTCTGCGCTTCCCGGATCGCGTAGCTCAGCACGCGCTCTGTCGCGTGATCGGCCCCATCTTCGACTCGACGCTCCTGTCGCGTTGCTACGCCTGCCGTGTCGGTCGCGGCACGCACTATGGCGTCCTGGCCGTACAGTCAGAGCTTCGGAGGATGCTCGCAGCCCAGGGCGACCTCTATTTTCTCAAGACGGATTTTCGCCACTACTTCGCGTCGATCAATCGCCCGCGCCTCTGGCGAGAAATCGAGCGAAAGATCAGCTGCCGGAAAACGCTCGAACTCATCGAGCGCTTCCTCCCGCGTGAAGGCTGCGGTCTGCCCATCGGTAACCTTACCAGCCAGCTTTTCGCAAACGTTTACGGAGGCATTTTCGACCGCTGGATGGTCTCTCAAGGTGTCCGTCATTGGCATCGGTACATGGACGATGTCGTCGTCCTGGGCGGTGCCGAATGGCGCCCGATGGTTCAGCTTCTCAAGTCCGCCGAGTCCTTCGCCCGCGATGAAATGGGCCTGGGGCTCTCGCGTTGGATGGTCGCCAACTACGAGCGCGGCATCAACTACCTGGGCTATCGCATTTTTCCGACGCACAAGCTGCTCCGCAAATCCTCCGTGATTCGCGCCAGGCGCAAGCTTCGAGTCTTCGAGCGCCGCGGAAATACCGAGGCTCGCTCTCGCTTCCTGGCTTCGTGGATGGGTCACGCCTCCTGGGCGGACAGCCATAATCTCCTTTCATCGCTCAACCTCAACATCGCATAAAAATGACTCCGATAATCAACACGCGCGCCGACCTCGACGCCCTCGCCGGCACTCCGGCTTTCATCGCTGCCCTCACGCAGCTCAACGCCACGCGTTCCGTCAGCCTTACTATCCTGGAGCGCTTCGGCTTTCCCTCCGACGCCGAGTGGGAGGCTTATCTCGCCTCCGCAGGCCATCCCCTTGAAAAGCCCGCGCCCTACGTCGCACCGATCAAGTCGCTCGACGAGGCCCGCAAGGAGGCTAAGGCCAAGCTCGGCACGCGTCGCTTCGAGGTCGAGACGGGTGGTGTCGTTGTCTCAAGCGCACCTGTCGCGACCGACCGCCAGAGTCAGTCTATGATCCTCGCCGCTCTCGTGCAGCTCGCCGCCGACGAGAAGGTGCAGTGGAAGGGCTCCGACGGAATCTTCCGCGAGACGACGCGCGACCAGCTCGCCGCCATCGCTCGCGCAGTGAAAAACCACGTCCAGGCCTGCTTCGCGCGCGAAGCTGAACTGGTCGAGTTGCTCGACCTGGCCACGACAACCGAGGACATCGAGTCCCTTTCCGACGAGATCGCGGCCTTCTGGCCCGCCTCCTCGTAATCCGAACCACACAACCCGCAACCCATCGTTACCATGTCCATCACGACAATCAAACAGCGCACCATCACCATCGAGCTTTCTGGCCGCAAGGTCGTCGTCCGCCGCGTCAAGTGGCAGGCTGCACGCGCCTTCATCAAGAAGCTTTCCGAGCACCTGGCTAAGGTCGGCATCAACCTGAGCGACGCCCTCACGCAGTTGCCTCAGCTTATCGCAGGCGCCGAAGAACTCGCCACCGATCTCGTCATCAACTCGACCGACCTCAAGGCCGAGGACTTCGACCAGCTCGACATCGCCGAGGCCGCAGCCGTGCTTGCCGCCGCAGTCGAACTCAACCTGGGCGAAGAACTAAAAAACTCCTTCGCCGGCATCGCAGCCAATCTGGGTGCGCTGAAGCCGGCGACGAAGATGAGCAGTGGGGCCGAACCTACGCTATCCTGATCGAGGCCGGCCACTCCGCTGCCTACCTCGACGAATGCACTTTCTTTGATCTCGATCTCTTCTCTCGGCAGCACGCCGAAATCATGAAGCAACGCGGGCCGCGCCTGTTCTAGGCGCCCCGCTTCTTCTTCGGCCAGAGGAGAGCAGCACAGGCAAATACCACGCAGCAAAGCACCGTCTGACTCGCTCCGCTGCTCCAGCCAGCCGCCAGCCCTTCACACGCAAGCACACCGCACACCAAGCACAGCAGGAGCGCGAGAGGCGCGAGAATAATTCCGAGCAACATACTCATGGCGACACCCAATAAACTCGAAGTCATCCTTTCCTTCAAGCCTCTGATGGATGGCCTAAACCGCTTCATTTCGGGCTACCAAACCCGGATGGCGCAGGTGCAGGCTTTCAATCAGCGCATCCAGAATGGAGAGGCCGCTGTACAGAAGGCGCTCGCCCAGGTGGGCGCAGTGCTCGGTGGAGCCGCCTTGGTTAAGTATGCTAAGGACGCTCGCGAAGCGGACCAGATTCAACAGCAGCTCAATCGCACTCTTGAAAGGACGGGAGAGAGCGGAGCCGCCGATGCGCTCAATGCTCAGGCCACGGCTTTGCAGCGCGTGACAAAGTTCAGCGACGAATCAGTCTCTACCGTCCAGCGCCTCTTGATCTCCTTTGGCCTGACCGGACAGCAAGCCGAGGCCATGACTGAGAATGTCTTGGACTTGGCTCAGGAGACGGGGCAGTCGGCGGAATCCGCAGCCATGCTGATCGGACGCACGCTTCGTGGTGAGACTGATGAGCTTGGTCGACTCAACATCAAGCTCGATACCACTAAGGGCAAGGTGGACTCGATTCGAGAAGCCCTTAAGAAGTTTGCAGGCGGCGCCGCAAGGGGTGCCGTAGCAGACAAGGCCGGGCGAGATATTGAGGCTCGCTATGCAGACGCGACGGAAAACATAGGCCGCGTTGCGAACACCGCGGCAGTGCCGTTTTTTCAGGCGCTTCTCCCTCTGCTTGAAAAGTTCTCCGCGTGGGCTACGGCAAACGCCGGGAATATCGCTGCTATCGCTCGGAGCATGGGAGATATTGCGGTGCAGGCCGCTCCTGCGGTGGTTGGGTTTGGTGCCCTCAAGGGTGCGATGACAGCAGTGTCGATGGTGCTTAATCCGCTTAGAGAGCTTGTAGTGGCTTTTTCCGGACGTTCGCTCGTCGAGCTGTCAAACCAGCTCGCGAAATCCTCCGGAGGTTTCTCAGGCTTGTGGACCACGCTGAAAAACGGAGGCGGTGCGATCACCGGAATCGGCTCTGCTCTGTCTGTCATGGGAAGCGTCGCTGCTGCGGCCTTTGCCGGATGGCAGCTAGGGTCAATGATCAACGAGCTTGAGGTGTCCGGACTCAAGGTGAAGGACTGGGCTGCGATCATCCTGGTGTACGTCCAGGACAAGGTCGGAGCCGTCTGGGCCGATATGCGCAAGGCCTGGGCAATCACCAAGGAGGCGGGCCTCGCGTTTTGGGACGCGCTGAAGATCGCAACGATCATAGGCGTGATGATGATCCTGGACGCTTGGAACAAGCTCCCATTCGGGAAGAAGTTCGATCTAAGTCCGCTGAGGGATGAGCTGGATAAAACCGCCACGCACCTCGCAAATACTGGCGCACGTCTGAAGTATGAGCTTGGCAAGATCGACAAGGATCGCATCGCTCAGATGGCCGAAAACGCCGAGCTGATCGCGTTTATTGAGAAGACAGGCAAGGCCGCGAATCAGCCAACCGCTACAAAGCCAGCGGCTGCCACGACGACCCGGACCGATCTCAACACTGAGCATTTCGGAGATACGGATGCGGCTAAAAAGGCAGCCAAAGACCTAGCAGACAAGAGAGCGCTCTATGCGGCCGAAACTAGAATCATCGAGGCGAAGGTCATCGGAAATCAGAAGCTAGTCGACGAACTCACGCGCCAGAAAGATCGCACGCAAGCACTGGCTGAGCTTGGTGCCGATGCGGTAAAGATCGTCGACGAGCGGATTGACGCGGAGAAGCGACTCACCGATGTGCAGCGGAAACGCCAGGAAGATGAGCAGAATTTATCCAGGAGAATAGCTTCCGGGGAAGAGTCGCTTCAGTTGATTGAGCAGAGCAAGTTTTTGACTCAAGACCAGAAGGACTTGGCGCGCATCGAAATTCTCAAGAAGATAAATAGCCAGATAGAAGCCCGGATAACTCTCCTTGAAAAAGAGCAGGCGCTCAATCCAAGCCCAGACAGGCAACAGCAGATTGACGACTTACGATCCAAGCGGGGTCAGAATCAAGCATCTATCGCAGATGCGACTCCGTTAACATTTTCTCAGAGCGTTGCCGCTGGTCTGAACGACTATCTGGCACAGACACAGACGCTCATCAATCAAGTGCGTGCCGGGGTGCAGAGTATTGGCCAGGCCCTTCAGACTGGCATCGCTTCGTCGATATCAGGGCTAATCAACCGAACGATGACTTGGCGCGATGCTCTTCTGAATATCGGCCAGGCCGTCGTCCAGGGCTTAATTAATGCCTTTGCAAATATGGCCGCACAATGGATCGCGAAGCAGATCATGATGGCCATATTTGGAAAGGCGTTGCAGGCGGCTCAACTGGCGGCCCTCGCTCCTATTGCTGCTGCAGCCGCGATGCTGTGGGCTCCTGCTGCAACGGCCGCCAGTATTGCAACGCTAGGATCGGCCGCAATCGAAGGCGCTGCGACCGCCAAGATGGCAATTGTCTCATCTGCGCTCGGGCTTGCAACTGGCGGCATTGTGCGTGGCCCAGGAACCGGAACATCTGATTCGATTCTCGCCCGTCTATCGAATGGTGAAGGCGTGCTCAATGCACGGGCTACTTCGCTAGTAGGTGAAGACTTCATAAACAGTCTCAACGCCGGAGCGCTTAGTCTCGCAGCCTTGCCGGCTAGTGTAGCATCTCAACTGCCTTCTGCTGCATCTTCCGCTCGGTCGTCTTCTCCGACATTGTTATCTGCCGATTCTACCGGTCAGGGAGGCGCTCCTCGGGTCAATGTAGCCTACTTCAATGACGAGGCTGCTGCGATGTCTTGGCTCAATAAGCAGAGCGGACGAAAGGTGCTTTATCGTCGCCTCAACCAGGAACGAAGCGAACTCGGATTGGAATCCTGACCCATGGGAATGTTCTACCGCACCGTTTTTCTTGGAGCCGATCTCGCGCTCTTCCTCCCAGACCCAAACTGGCGCTGGGCCGTCGAGGTGACGCATCGCAAGGAGTCTCTTCTCGATGCCGGAAAAACCGGACGCGAGAACCGCCGCCCTCGGCGCTTCACGATCACGCACGAGTTGTCCGCAACCTGGAGACTTAAGCAGGCGCTCACCGCCGAGCTTGAGGCGCAACTCTACACGCTTAGCGTGCCAACGACTGGAGATCGCGTCTATGTCGGTATGCCGATGTTCATGGATCAGCTGGCGCCCGCCCGCTGGTCCGAGCGAATCTACGATGCGCAGTGGGTCATCAACTACGACGAGACGGGTTACGCGATCTATGCCTCCGACGCGATTCCTGCCTCTCCTGTGCGCCGCTGGCTCGCGCCTCTGATCGTCGGTCGCCTTGATGGGCGTCCGACGCTCCAGGCCTGCACGGATCGCGAGGCTCAATTCTCTCTTAAGCTTCTCGAAAAGTCTCCTTGGGACTACCGAATTTCTCCCGCGCCCGAGGGCGTCGTGAGTGCGTCCTGGCCCGCCGCCTTGGTGGGGCTGGATAATTGGCGCGAGCTTCCCAAGAGCGCCACCGAGGAGATTATGGTGTACGAAGATCTGGGCGACGGACGCATCGAGGCCGCCGATGGCCAGGAGGGCAACACGCGCCGAGTGCAGACCTTCATGATGACCATGAAGACGCGCCCGCAGATTCGCACGCTTCTCAATTTCTTCATGGCGCGGAAGGGGCGCGTTCAATCCTTCGATGCTCCCTGGCTGCTTCGTCCAGGCGCCGACACCGCCGAGACACCGCACTCCACTAAAGCTCGTTTTTCTGAGGACGCCATCAAGCTCACCTACACGAGCGATTCGGCTGCCAACGCAAAGATCGGCTTTACCCAGGTGCCCTGGGAAATCGCGGGCGTCGATGGTGAGCAACCTGAGCAAGCGGCTGATGCCTACCTATACCGCCTTACGATGGACGTGCCTGGCGGTCCTCTCCAATGGCGCTATACGTCCTGGGAGACGAATCTAGTCCGTGCAGGTGACGGCACATACCTGGGCGACGCGAACGGCCTTTGGGAGCACGACAAGATCACCCAGGCAATCGACCTTAGCGACGAGCCTGTGACACTCGCCTCGTGGATTCTCACGGATAATCCACTGATTCGCGTCGTGCAGCGCATCGTCGACGTGCCTATCGAGCTGGAGATTTTCAAGTGCGACCCGTCGAATCCCGATACCGCGGAGCAGTGTTACTCGGGCGAGATCGACAAGGTCACGCTCAAGTCGCGCAAGCTCACCGCCTCCACGCTCGTGCTCGGTGGGCGTCTCGCTGCCAAGGTTCCGAATTTCTACTTCGGAGGAGAGTGTAACTACGAGTTCTGTGACGAGGGATGCCAGCTCGCCGCGGCAGCTTGGACCTTCGCCGGCACAGTCGTTAGCCAGGTCGGAAACGTGCTCACTCTTTCAGTCGCGAGCAATCCGCCAGGAGCTTCGCTCGCTGCCGACTGGTTTGCTAAGGGCTGGATATCGAAAGGCTCGGGAGCCACCTACGAGCTGAAGCAAATCGTCCGCTCCTCTGATCTCGGAGCAGGCCAGCAAAGCTTCACGCTCCAGAGGCCGTTTATCTCCGCACAAGCGGGCGACGTGCTCACGTTCATGCCCTACTGCGGGGGAACGAAGACCGAGTGCGAAACCAAGTTCGGAAACTACATCAACATGGGTGCGCACCCTCACATTTCCTCGCGCAACCTCTCGATTCCGCGCCGAGAAACCAACACTTCAGCCGCTAAAAAATGAAACCCTATTTCCAGTCTGAAGAACGCCAGGCCTCACTATGGGCCGAGGCAAAAAAGTGGGAAGGTACGCCCTTCTTTGCGAACCAGGCGTCAATCGGCCACGGGGTCGGCTGTGTTAATCTGGTCCATGAGATTCTCTCGGCTCCGAGCGTTGCCGCAGTGCCTCGTCTCGATCCGCTCCCTGTGTACACGCTCGATCACGGTCAGCACGCGACCAGCTCTCAGCTTATCCGTTATCTATTCGAGCACCCGCTCCTCGCCGGGCGCCTGGTCTTCGTCCCCTTCGAGTCGCCACGACTCCCTGGCGATCTCCTGGGCGTGCTTTCTGGCACGCTGGACCACCACCTCGCGCTGGTGCTGCCCTGGCACAAAGCCATTCATGCAATGGAAGGATTCGGCACGGTGATTCACGATCTTTCCGACGACAAGTTGACGCGTCGCACGCTCTACGTGCTCCGACTTCTGGACAACAAATGAGCTGGGGAAAATCCAACATTCCGACCTCGTCACCGACGGTTGCCGGTGTGGACGCCAATGACATGTCCACCAATGAGCAGGCGCGCCCGGTGAAGTGGTTCGCCGGCCTTGAGTGGTGCGAACTGACTTGGGTGGTCGACAAGGTATATAACCAGCGCACCGAGGAAATCCGCCAGAAGGCCGGAAAGGGAAAAGAGACGACGACGGGCTACCGCTACTATGGAGACGTGGCTGGTATCGCCTGCCTTGGTCTTGCCGACAAGATTCTGGCTTTTGAGAGCGGCAACACGGTTATCTGGACGGGAAGCATCACGCGTCCGGACAACCCGGCGCATCCGGACTACTGGCGCACGATCATCACCACGAGCGTCGCAAAGGTGGGCTTCTACTGGGGCCGAGCTGATCAGCCGGTTGATGATCTCTTGCTCGCCGGCATAGGCGCCGCCGACTCGACCCTCGCGCATCCCGCCTACCGGAACCAGTGCCTAGTCGTGCTCCAGAATTACTTTTTCGGAGAGAATACCGAGACGGTTCCGAGCACGCGAGTGCTCGTTTGGCGCGCGCCTCGTCCTGCGCTTGGCAATTTCGCTCCTCAATTTTCCGAGGGAGGCGAAAGTGTTGTCGCAGCACAGCTGGAGTTGGCGACAAGCCCGATCTTTGGGGCAGGCATTTCCGCAAAGCATTTCATCGCGGCAGAGTGGGAGTCGATCTCTGCCGACGTACTTGCCTCTATCGGCGGACTTTCCCCCTCCCTTGATCGCGCAGTCCCGTTGCGTGACGTGGTGAAAGACCTGCAATCGTACTACGACGGATGGACGCGCTTCGATAATGGCCGCCTGAAGCCCGGACGATTCCCTCACGATGGCACTGTACCGGCAGGGCTGACGGAGCTGTCTGTTCATGACTTCATCGACCATCCCGACGTCAGCGCCGGCACGCCATCCAGCACGGTCAACGACGTGCGGGTGATTTATCGCGACCGCTACGATCTCCTGGAGAATAAGCCCGCCACCTCGTCGGCTTCCGCCAACGTGAAGGCGAGAAAAGGCCACGAACCGAAGAGCATGGAGATGCCTGCCTTTATCACCGAGAACCAGGCCTCGCGCTTTGCTGCCGAGGCAGCAGCGACAGGAGCAGAGGGTGAATGGGGCGGCGAGGGCCTGCGCGTCAGGACTCCCAGGGCAAAATGGACAAACGGCCCAAGGCTTCAGGCGGGCGACAATTTCAGCCTCGATCTGATCGCTCCTCAGGTTGACCAGGTGTCTCGAATCACCCGCCGCGTCGACTACTTCCGTACAGCTCCCACGCTCGATTTCGTTGCTGAACATGGCGTCTATCCAACGCCCTATGTGGCTCCGACGAATCTCCGGCCCGACATCGGCAAGGTGATTCCTACCGAGATCGTGCAAGCTCGCGTCCTGGAGCTTACCCCTGATCTCGCCGGCACGCTGCTTGGTCTGCCTGTCGCGTTTCTTGCGAAGCGCCCGAAGTCAAAGTTCGAGGGCGCCGCCATCACGGCGGCAAATATCATCGGCTTCAATGTCTGGTACGGAGGCGCCGCTGGCTCGACTTATGACACCATCGGGCACATGTCGGGCTGGGGTGTGCGCGGCACACTCAGAGAGGCCCTGGCGAGCGACACCGGAGACGTTGTCGTCAAGCTGGCGCTCGATGCCGACAATCTGGACATTGGCCGCATCGTCGCACAGAGCGCCGAGGGCCAGCTCAACGACAACCTTCTGGTGGTGATCGGAGACGAGTTGTTCTCGGCAGGAGCAATCAGCCTTTCTGGACTAAATCACGACCTATCATGCAAGCGGGTGCGGTTGGGTTCTCTTCCTGCCGCTCATGCCTTGGGCGCGGAGGCCTGGATCGTGTGGCGCGACGAGCTGCGCACCTTCATGCACGCCGGGTTTGTCGAGAACCAGTCCAGGTATTTCAAGCTTCAGCCTTACACCCAGACAGCCGTAATCGAGCTAGCCGACGCCGATCCGCTCCTTTACCACTTCCGCGACCGCACCGACGAACTCCCCGTCATCGTACTCGGCGCGCTTCCCGCCACACCGACGACGGGCGTCACCTATTCGATTTCCGGCCAGATTTCCGACGTCAACGGCGACCTAGTCAGCTATCAGGTCCAGGCCGTGAAGCTCGTGGCTAGCGGTGGAGCTGTCGACCAGGAGATCACCCTTCAGGCGGGCGACGTGAAGCCGGATAGCAAAGCCTTGATGAGCTTTAAGGCGCCTGTCGTCTTCCCGTCCGCCGGAGTCTGGGTAATCGTCTCCAGGGCTTACGACGAGCGAAGTGGGTTCCGGGAGGTCCGGTCTGCCGAAATGAACGTTGCGCTCGGAACTGGACTTTTTGGGCCAGACGACGGCGTCATTCCAAACTCTGTCACAAGCGTCGTGCTTACGCCTGGGATTGGGTTGATCGTAGCAGAGTGGGCCAACCCGACAAACACGGCCCTCGCTCGCGTACTGATCTATGCCAACTCTGCGGCGGTAAAACCGGCATCTCCTGCCGCGGTGGCGGCCAGCCCTCAGCAGTTCTATTTCTTCCAGGGGCTTCCCTCTTCGGCCACGCGCTATTTCTGGTTTGAGGTAGAGGCAAAGAATGGCCGCAAGAGCGCGATTGCGGGTCCGTACAGCGCGACCACGCGCGCTGGAATCGACCTCACCGATATCGTGCCTGGAATGGAGATGGTGGGCATTGTAGATGCGCTGCCCGCCGCTGCCGGATATACCGGGCCGAAGGCCGTCTTACTGACCACAAACGGAAAACTCTACCGATACAGCGGAGGGGCCTGGACGGCGGCTGTTCCAGCTGCAGACGTGAGTGGGCAGCTGACGGACGCCCAGCTGTCGGCCATTGCGGCTGCAAAGATCGCCGGGCAGCTTACCGATGCCCAGATTTCCGCCATCGCGGCGGCAAAGGTGTCTGGACAGCTTACCGATGCCCAAATCGCGGCTATCGCGGCAGCCAAAGTGACTGGCCAGATCGGCAGCACGCAGATTGCGGACGACGCCATCACAAGCCCCAAGATCGCCGCCGGGGCTGTCACGGCTAGCGAAATAGCCGCTGGTGCGGTTGTGGCGGGTAAAATCGCAGCCAATGCAATCACCGCAACTGAGCTTTCGGCGGGATCGGTTACGACAGCCAAGATTGCCGCCGGGGCAGTAACGGCTGGAGAGGTTGCAGCTGGTGCGATCACTACCGTCAAGCTTTCCGCTGGGGCCGTAACGGCGAACGAGTTGGCGGCAGGTTCAGTGGTCGCCGGGAAGATCGCTGCCGGGTCCGTGACGGCAACAGAGCTGTCAGCAGGGTCGGTTACAACATCAAAGCTGGCTGCCAATGCCGTCACGGCAAACGAGCTGGCTGCAAACGCTATCACAGCAGGAAAGATCGCCGCTGGTGCAGTCACGGCCACAGCCATCGGGGCAAACACGATCATCGCCCAGACAGCCAACATTGCAGACGGGGTAATTACCTCGGCCAAGATCGCCAGTCTTGTTGCCGACAAGCTAGCTGCGGGCGACCTAAACGCTATGCGTCTGATCGCTTCCTTAGTCAGGGGTGACGTCAAAATTTTTAACGAGGAAGACGCTTCCCGTCTTTATCCGACGACCAGCCATGTTTTTTCAGCCCTGCTTGGCTCAACCGATGGCGAGACTGTCCTGACCAACGATAGCCTAATTTTTGAAGGGTGGCGGCGTGGGGATGCAGGTTTCTCCTCGTCGCGTTTCGGGCATCCCTCATTGAGAATGGATGTTTCTGTAGCTGGAGGCCTTTCCTATTCTGGGTACGGCCCCTATACATGGGCACAATTTGGGCCAGCATGGAGGGTGAGGACAGATGGCGGCTCCTGGGGTGATTGGAACTTCCCAGGATGGATTGACCACAAACCCACCGAGAGTGCCTCGCGCATCTCTACTTGGCCGGTCAACGGTATTGGCCTGGCTGGCAACCAATCCCTGCAAATAGGGATGCGTCTAGCAGTTTTCGGTGGCGGGACGGTATCCGTCTCGTCCGGCGGAGACACTTGGGCCAGGATATTCAATTTCTAGTCCAAAAATGCCGCCTTGCGGCCATCTTAAGGCAGCCTCTAGCGTTCTTTAATAAACCCGGTCAGGATCACCTCAAAATCCAGAAAAGTCCCAAACCTCTGTCAATTTGGACCAAACCCGGCGTCGGCTTACACCTGAACTGGAGTTTTCATTCACCCTGCAGATGATTTGGTTCAGGTTCGTAAGTTCTTTCTTTGTGAGTTTTTGTGCACCAGTGGGCTCAAGTCATCGCAGGCTGAGAGGATTTCCCGCAATGTTT